TGAAGGATATGGCCAAGACCAAGGAAGAAATGGACAAGAAAGACGGCGAACTCGCGGCCAAGGATGCCAAGATTGCCGACATGTCCAAGTCGATCCTGTCCGATGCGGATCTTGACGCCAAGGTCGCGGCCCGCGCTGATCTGATCGGCAAGGCCAAGGCAATCGCCAAGGACGTGGCAACGACCGGCTTGTCCGACGCTGCCATCCGCAAGGCCGCTGTTGTGGCGGTTCTGGGTGATGCTGCCATCACTGGCAAATCTGACGCCTATGTGGATGCGCGCTTTGACATTCTGTCAGAGGATGCTGCCAAAGGTGATTCGGTGGCCGATGCGCTGAAAACTGGCGTGACGGTTGCGACCGACGCGCGTGCCGAATACGTCAACGGCCTTGGCACGGCATATCTTCAATCTGTTGGCAAAGGAGCGTAAATCATGCCTATTCAAGACGCATTCGGGGCCGCTGTTGCTGCAATGCCCCTTGGCCTTCCCGGCATGATTGCCGAGGGTCAGCAAGTCAAAGACGTGGTGTCCAAGCGCGTCACTACTGCCGCAGTTGCGTTCGGGCGCGCGGTTGGACGTGACGGTGTTATTGACGGAGCGGTCAAACTTGGCGGCACCGGCTTTGAAGGCATTGCCATCATCGACAAAACCCGCGTTGGCGATGAATATGTCGTCGGCGAAATGGCGGGCATCTTGCGCAAGGGCACTGTCTGGGTTACGGCATCAACTGCAGTTGATCCTGGCGACGCTGTGACCTTTACCGCGGCGACCGGAGTGATTGGTGATGGCCTTGCCACCACGATTGCCGGGGCAAAATTTGAAACTTCGGGCGGGATCGGTGATCTTGTTCGCGTTTATCTGCCGTAAGGAGCAAAGACAATGAACACGCAGATCATGGACGCGCCCGCAGCTTTGGGTTTCGTCATTTCGCAGCGCAGCCACATCGAAGCCGAGGTGATGCGCAAACCCTATCCGACGATCCTCTACCCGCGCTTGATGCAGGTGGACACGTCGGCAAATCAATTCGCGGCATCCGTCACGTTCTTCACGCAAGATTCGGTCGGGCGCGCCAAGTTTATCAACGGCAAGGGCGACGACATCCCGCGCGTTGATGTAACCACCGGCAAATTCGAGCAGACCGTCAATATGGCGGGCGTCATGTATTCCTATTCGATTGAGGAAATTGGCGCGGCGGCACAACTGGGCATGAACCTGCCCACCGAAGGCGCCAATGCGGCGCGGATGGCGTATGAGACGCTGGTCAACAGCACGGCGCTGATCGGCAACGCTGATATGGGTATTGAAGGGTTCTTCAACACCACAGGCATCACGTCTTCGGCGTCTGCGGCAACCTTTGCACTGTCCACTCCTGCCGCAATCTTGGCCTTCATCAACGGCCTGTTGAGCGGCATCCAGTCGGCCAGTCTTGGCACGCAGATTGCCGATACTATCGTGTTGCCAATCGCTCAATTCGGTGATCTGGCCACGCGCCAGCTTGCACCGGAAAGCGACACGACCGTTCTGGACTTCATCCGGCGCGCGAACGTCTACACCGCCCAGACTGGTCAGCCGTTGAACATCTTTTCTGACTACAACCTGACCAACCGGATGGTGGTTTACCGCAACGATCCGAGCGTGGTGAAACTGCACATGCCAATGCCGCTGATGTTCCTTGCCCCTCAACAGGCAGGACTTGAAGTGCGGACCTACGGCGCATTCCGGTTCGCGCCTGTCAGCATCCGCACACCATCCGCGGTGCGGTATGGAACGGGCCTGTAGTCATGACAAAGCACACCAGCACATACCCTGGCACGCTGATCCTGCCGGACGGCACTGAGGTCAAACTCTGCGGCGACGTTTCAATCTCTGCCGATCTGGCAAAGAATGAGGGTGTTGTCGGGTGGATCGAAAGCGGATGGCTTGTGCCGGTTGCACAGCCTGTCATGCCAAGCGGCAAAAAATAACCATCGGGCGGGCTGTCATGGCCCGCCCCTTCATTGGAGCGTCACATGATCGGCAACGTCACAGCACTGATCGCATATGCCGGGGCGCGCGGCACGGTAATCGCTGACACCGCCGCGACCTTGCAGGCGCTGGTCCGGGCGTCCGACTACATTCAATTCACCTATCTGGACGGATCGGGATGCACTGCCGACAGCGCCAACGTGGCCGAAGCCACATACGAAGCGGCGATTGCCGAGGTGGCGGCGCCGGGCATCTGGACCAAGACATTCACGCCAGCCGATCAGAAAGTTCTTGTCGGCGTGGGCGATATCAAATGGCAGGTGACGGGTGACGCCAGCAAGGGCGGCGCGTCCATCCCAAGATCCACAAAAATTGAAACCATGCTGCGCCAGTGCATCGGTGGCGGGCTTTATGGCTACTCAACCGGCCCGAGGCTGGTATGAGCGGGGCCGCCATTGCCGCAGAAGTCGCGCTGGCATACGCTGAGGCGGGCAGGGACGCGGGCGACGGGCTTGGTGCGGTCTATGTGACCATAGCCCGACCGGGGCAGCCCACGGGGCAGGAATGGAACCCTACGCCGGGTGCGCCAGTGGTTCACACATTCACGGCCAAGCCGTCCACCAAGGCATACACGCAGCGGACCGGGCTGGCATTGGGTGCGGGCGAGTTGGTCTATTCGCTGGTCAACCACGGCGTGACGATTGCGCCTAGCACATCGGACGTGCTGACAATTGACGGCGTGAATTGGCCCGTGCAGGAAGTCATTGTGATGGATTCTGCAGGCTATGTTATATCGTGGCTTGTGAGGGTCATGGGTCCGGGACCAGCCTCGCAACTGTTCGCGCTATTTGTGCCGCAGGGATCGGACTCGCTTGTCACTTCAGACGGCTACACATTCATGGTTAGGAACTAGCATGACCAATTATAGCTCGGCGTTTACGGGCGTTCAGATCGACGCGGCGCTTACCAATGCCAATAGCGCGACGCAGCCGGGCGACCTTGGCACGGCTGCGACAACGGATGTTGCGGACTATGCAACGGCGGCCCAAGGCGAGCTTGCGGATAGCGCGACGCAGCCGGGCGACATCGCGCTGATGGTGGAAAGTGACGTAACTGGCGTAACAGGCGCGGACGCAGTGTCCAATATCATGAGCCTCACACAAGCGGAATATGACGCAATCATCACGCCAGACGCTTCGACGATCTACGTGATTACGGACGCATAAAATGGCCCTGACACTCGGCACCACGCCACTGAACAAGATTTATCTGGGCAGCACGGCAATCAACAAGGCTTACCTTGGCGCGACTGTCGTGTTTTCAGGCGGCAGCTTCGACCCCGCGTCCCTATTCGCAGGCGGCCAAGAAGGTGCATGGTACGACCCAAGCGACCTAGACACGCTGTTTCAAGACAGCGCAGGCACAACACCTGTTACTGCCTCGGGGCAACCTGTCGGCAAAATGCTGGATAAGTCGGGCAACGGCAACCACGCCACGCAAGCCATATACGCCAAGCGACCAATCTACACAGAAGGCAGCGGACTGGCATGGCTTGCGTTTGATGGCGTGGGTGATGCGATGGAGGCACCAGCGCTTGGCGTTACTTCTAGCGCACTAACTATGTTATACTCAGCAACTCAAAGCGGCGGCAGCGCCGATGATGTGATTTTTGGCGTTGAAAACACCACCAGCAATAGATTCCAAAACTTTACTACTTCTAGTGGCGCTAGGGTAACAGGTGTGCAGTCCAGCGGCGGCTCCACTTTTCCGGCCTACGGCAACGTGTCAACAAATCAGATTGCGGGCGCAGTCTGGAACGGGTCTGCGGTGCAAAACTACATAAACGGCGCAGCATCTGGCGCAAATTCTTCACTTTCAGGAAGCATGGATTTAACTAGTGGCGTGATATACATAGGAAAATCGCCGTCATTTAGTGTTGTTTTCAGCGGCATATTTAGGGGCGGGCTTCTTATTAACCGTGGACTTTCAGCAGAAGAAGTGATTAGTTTTTCTACATACCTCGCGGCCAAATCAGGAGTGACGCTATGAGACTGACAATCGCTTGCCCTGATGCGTTGCGGGATGATGCCAACAACCTAGCAATGGTGCTGGGCTTCGGCCCAGACGATGTGCAAACCTACGTTGCGCTGAATTGGCATGACGTGGATGGCAATCTCTACGCCTGCGCAAGTCTGCCCGTGTCGGATACGTTTACCTCGACGGCGCAGAGCGGCCTACAGCGCCCCTCATGGGACACTGACAGCCACGTCAACATGACCGGAGCCGGACGCGCACAAGCGGCGCTGGTGTTCAGCCTAGAGCCTGTGCTGGCCATGCCCGACAAGTTGACGGCCTGTGTGGGTGACGACGCGCTAGCAACGCTTGCCGCGATGGGGCTGACGCCGGTTTACGTAGATGTATGACCTAGGCAGCCAAGCGCATGGAACCGGTGAGGATTGAATGACAACCCGCGACACTCGCCGAGCCTTCTTAAAATTGCTGGACGACACTTGGCCCGGCGTCCGGTCGGAGTTTGTCGCAGCAATGCGTCAGGCGCAGGCGGGCGTTGATATGCGGGCGCTTGAAGCTGCCATTGCGCGCGGTGATGTGGACGCCGCGTTTCGTGCATTGCGTTTTGACGCCGCCGATTTGTTCAGGACCGATACGGCAATCACCGCGGCGCTGGCCGCTGGCGGCAATTACCAGATGGGCGCGTTTCAGCACGCGACCCGCCGCGCGCCAATTGCCAACCGGGTTGTGCAGTCGTTCGGGGGCCGGAACGCGCGGGCGGAACGGATTGCACTGGATCTTGGATCACGGCTGGTGACTGAGGTTGTGGACGATACGCGCGTGATGATTGCACAGACAATCCGGGCCGGGCTGGAGGCAGGCGCAGGACCACTGCGCACCGCGCTGGACATTGGCGGGCGCATGACCAACGGCACGCGGCAAGGCGGTCTGGTGGGGCTGCACAGCACACAGGCGGGCTATGTGCAGAATATGCGTGGTGAACTGTCGGATCCGGCCCTGATGTCAAACTATTTTACGCGCACGCGGCGCGACAAACGCTTTGACGGGATCGTGCGCCGGGCCATTGCTGACGGCAAGCCTGTCGGGCAGGCCGACATTGACCGCATGGCTGCGCGGTATTCCGACCGGCT